ATGGCACGCTTCAAGATGCGGCCTACCATCGGCTGGGACACACCAAGAAACGAAGCAGCCTCAGATTGGGTGTAGCCCTGGATTTTCACCGCGACTAGCACCAGGCGTTCACGCTCCGGCAGCGCACGGATCGCATCCCAAATACGTGACCCATACAGGCTCTCGACCACAGGGTCGGGGTTGCCATGACCGGCGAGGTAACCGTGGGAGTCCACTTCGGTCTCAATCAGGCTTTCTTCTTCATGGGTGGGGTTGCCGGTGGTGTTACGCACCCACTTCTTCGCCTGGTTGTACTCAGGCTTAGAAATCTCCTCTTTGAAGATTTCGTCCACCTCACGCCGCTCCACCACTTCCGGGTCTTCGGCTTGGTTAAGGCGCATCGTGTAGTCGTTTTCGATGATGATCTCAGCCTCATCAGCGCTAATCTCAAAGGCCTGCTCCCGATACGGCCGGGAAGGGTGGAAGCTGTCCTTTTCGAAGCGGATCGTGATGGACTGGCGGCCAGTTTTGTCTTGCGACATTGGTTGTCTCCATTTCCCAGGCGATGTGCCTGAGTCGTGGAGACCCCGCTACGGGTTACTGCGCTAGAAAAATTCAGCGTGTGGAGGCCAAAGTGTGCTGCTTCAGAGACGACAAGGGCGGACCACCCCAACCTGGATCTGCACCGAAAAATTGGCGCAGGTTTACCTGCAAAGGGGTGGCCCGCCGAGCGCTTAGGCAGCAGGGCCTCACATGTGAATATTTCTTCTTGTCACCACCACGCCACGCGTCATGCGCGGTAGCTGCCCCATCCAGAAGATGGGTGCCCACACGAGTTGTGTGGGGTGAGGCCCCGCTGGCGGCAGTTACGTACCTGCCACCAGCGGCCCTCGCTGATACGTCCTCCCGCCATAGCGGAACCGGACATCAGTCCTAGAGCTACGGGGGATGTGAAAAATTGGTCAGGGAGTATCTGCGACGTGCGGTAGATTTCCTACTCATCCGCGCACCTCCCGCTAGAATGTCTCTTGGTACTTGCTCTGTAGCCCCCAACCAACTGGTGGCTACGAGATACAAGTTAGAAACCGGGTCGATACAGGCCGATACAAAAACTGATGCACTGCCGATACAGTGATGACAGCAAGGGGAGGCGACATGGAGTTCAAGGACTTCTATGCCATGCTCGCTACACCGTTGCGTCTGGGTAAAAATCGGTATGACGGCATGCGTAACTTGCTGGACATGGTCACTGACATCCAGTTGGTTTATGCCGAGAAGAAGACTGATCAGGATTGCGACTTCACTAAGTCCAAGCTGCAGGCGATTGCCAGTGGTACCAGATCTTTTGAGCCCGATGAGGTGACTCGCATTCTTGATGCTGGGTTTGATTCGTGGCGTCTGGTGGAAGCGGTTGATCGTTTATCTGAAAAGATTAAGCGGACCTTGCTTGCGAAGATTGAACCCTATGAGCCTGGGATCACGGTAGATCTTGTGGCGCAGTGGTGCGGTGATTATTTCGGGGATCTGCTTCAAAGTGTGTCCGATGACCCCGCCCAGATAGCTCAGATTCAAGCAAGTACGGAGCAAGCACGCATTAAAGGAACATGGCAGCGTCTAGCAGAATCGCTTTTCGCAGAGGCAGGCGCTATGTGCCCGAATCTGAACTGCATGACACCTTTGACTACAGTGGATGATGCTGGTCAGAGCAAACGAATTGGACAGATCGTTGCAATTGACGCTGATGAAGACCTAGCCGGAGCGCAAAACCTCATTGTGCTATGCCCGCAGTGCGCATCTTCCTACACCGGCACAAACCCTGAGCGCATCGTCACCCTCAAACAAATCAAGCAACAACTCTCCAAGAAGTACGCTCAATCAATCACGCTTGACCCGCGAGGTATAGAAGATGAGATTCGGCGCGTGCTTGAAAGCATGACCCGCGCCGATCGTGTTGTGCTGCAAACCAAAATCAAAGAACCTCTGACAATCAGCCAAAAGATCACCGATGATCCAGATCTTCAAGACGAGGTAACCAGCCGCGTAACTAGGTGGTTCAACTTCATCGACAAGAAGTTGACTGACATGGATTACGCCGAAAATTGGACTTTTGAAAAAATTCGTCACGAAGTCAAAGGCCAGTACTTACGCCTGACTGACCGGGGATGGACTAAAGAGGAAGTCTTTGATTGCTTAACACGATGGCTAGTGGAAACAACCGGTGAAAAGCCCCGCCCCTGCGCGGTTGTCATCAGCTACTTTGTGCAGAAATGCGAGGTGTTCTGATGCGCATGCCATCCAAGATTTACGCTTTTGAAGACTCAACCTTGAGCCTTTTTGCACCAATCCTCAGCGCGCTTCAAGAACGCTCACACACCGTTACTGGACTTGCTGAACGCTACGGCAACCAGGGAGTTAATGATGTTGTCGACGCCCTCACCGCCCTATATGCGCTAGGAGCTATCCGTCTCGATGAAACTCAAGGGGTGATCAGTCTTGCTGACGAGACTATGGTCTGAAGCCTTCAAAGAGGGCGAAAATCCACGTGAAGCAATCACCTTCCGCCCCGGGTTAAACACCATTCGTGGCGGTAAAGGAGCCGAAAACTCCATCGGCAAGTCCACCTTGCTCTACATCATCGACTACGCATTCGGGGGCAGCAGCTTCCTCAAAACTGACACCCTCAAAGCCAAAGCAGTAGGCCACCACCGTATCTGCTTCACCTTCGAATTCAATGGGCATCCTCACCACTTCGCTCGGCTCACTGACGAACCGGGTTTTGTCCACCGCTACAGTGACGAGACCTACCAAAATCAACTAGATCGCATTGAACTTGACGAGTTTAAAGGCTGGCTCAAACGCAACTACCAACTAGCCGATTGCGACTCCTCGTTTCGAGAGATTGTCTCGCGATTTTTCCGTATCAAACAAGGCGCAACGGCACACGCTGACCACCCACTACAAGGACACTCCCGCGAGCCAGTGACCACTGGCTTGTCCGTCTTGTACCAACTGTTCGGACTCTATGAACAAATCCGAGATTTACAAGCAGCCTTCATCCAGTCCGAAGAAGACTGGAAGGCTGTCAAGCGCACCCGTGACCTCGATGCATTCCCTGTGCACGTGCTGCGCACCAAAAAGGACTACGAAAAAGCCCTCAAGGACGAAAAACGTCTAACCGAAGAATACGAAGCGAACATTAAGGGCGCTGACCAAGAAGCAATCGACTTCCAAGCAGCCCAGCTCAACAAGGCAGCTACCCTCAAGGCCTACCTGCAAAATCTGCGATCTCAACGTAGTCGCATCAACTCCAAAATCACCCAACTCAAAGCAAACCTTGACGACAGGGCAGGACAAGGCGTTGAGCAGGCAGACATTCAAGCCCTCACTGAGTTTTTCCCCGGAATCAACCTTGCTACTTTGGAAGAAGCTCAACGCTTCCACCACAAAATCACCCAGATTCTTACTACCGAAATCATTGAGCAGATTCGCGGCCTAGAGGATAAAGCAACCGCCCTGCAAAGGTCCATCAATGAAGCCCAGTACCAACTACGGCGCACTGGAGTGCCTGCAGAGATTTCCAGAGAACGGTTAGACCGCAGTGCCAAAATCAGCACCCAGCGGGAAATCGTCCGTCAACAAGCCCGAGGCTACGAACAAGTCAAGAGCTTCCAAGAAGCCAAGAAGCAGGCTGAACTAAATCTCAACCAAGGACGCGCCAGCATCAACTCTCACGTGATTGAACGGATTAACCCAACGATTGCTGAACTCGATCTACAAGTACACGACGGCGAAGACGACTGGGATGCCCCAGCACTAATCTTCAGCGCCACTGGAAAAAGTTACGAATACAAGTCAGACACTGATGGCGGAGACGGCACCACGAACAAGAACCTCATCCTGTTTGACCTAGCCATGCTCCACCTGACCGATCTGCCCGCTGTCATTCATGACTCCCCCCTCCACAAAAACATCGCGGACGAGCGAGTCGAACAGATACTGCGGCTCTACATGGACTTCAACAGCACAGGTAAACAGATCTTCATTGCCTTCGACAAAGACACCCAGTACGAAGGTACACAGGTCCACGAACTCATCATGGCCAGCAAAGTCGTCGAGATTGGTGATGGTGACCATGCATTGTACGGGTGGACCTGGAACAAGACACGGAAGGACAAGAAAAAGTGAGTGTGTCCTACAAGCCCCTGTGGAAGCTTCTCATTGATAGAGGCTGGAAGAAAAAAGACCTCCAAGAGGCCGCCAAAATTAGTCCTTCTACCATCGCCAAACTTGGAAGAGACGAGGACGTCACCACAGCCGTCCTCACCCGCATCTGCAATGCCCTGGGATGCCAAATCGGGGACATCTGCGAAGTAACCGATGACATTAACCCTGCAAGCACCCACGAGGCATAACCCATGGCAAAGAAACAGACCAAAACGAAACCCCTAGAACAAACTCTGTGGGAGGCCGCAGATAAACTGCGCGGCAACCAGGAACCCAGCGAATACAAGCACGTGGTGCTTGGCCTGATCTTCCTCAAATACGTCTCTGACCACTTCGAGCAACGCCGTAAGGACCTCACCGCTGAACTGGCCGCTGACGGGTTCAAGCCCGAACAGATGACCGCGATCTTGGAAGATCGTGACGAGTACGCCGGGCATAACGTGTTCTGGGTGCCCGAGGGCGCCAGGTGGGCGGATTTACAGGCAGCAGCCAAGCAGCCCTCCATCGGCCAAGTCATCGATGCGGCCATGCAGGCGATTGAGGCGGAAAACCTCACGCTGCGCGGGGTCCTGCCACGCAACTATGGGCGCGAGGGCCTGGATAAGAAACGCCTGGGCGAACTGGTCGATCTAATCGGCACCATTGGTTTTACCGATCAGGATCACGGCTCCGACGACGTGCTAGGCCGGGTGTACGAGTACTTCCTGGGGCAGTTCGCCGGTAAGGAGACTGGCAAGGAGGGCGGTGCCTTCTACACGCCGCGCAGCGTGGTGCAAACCTTGGTCGAGATGCTGCAGCCTTATCAGGGCCGCGTGCTGGACCCCTGCTGCGGCAGCGGCGGCATGTTCGTGCAAAGTACCAAGTTTGTGACCGCGCATGGTGGTAACCGGGATCAGCTGTCTATCTACGGTCAGGAGTTCACGAATACCACGTGGAAACTGGCCAAGATGAATCTGGCTCTGCGCGGCATTGATGCTGACCTGGGCTCACACTCTGCGGACTCGTTCACCGAGGATCTGCACCCGGATTTGCGGGCAGATTTTGTTATCGCGAACCCGCCCTTCAACATCAGCGACTATTGGAGCGAACAACTCGCCGATGATCCACGTTGGCAGTACGGCACCCCAGCGGAGGGGAACGCCAATTACGCCTGGATCCAGCACTTCCTCTACCACCTGGCACCTGGTGGAACGGCTGGTTTCGTTCTCGCTAATGGTTCCCTGTCGTCCAAGACCAACAATGAGGGGGTTATCCGCCGCAACCTGGTGGATGCGGGCCTCGTTGATTGCATCGTGGCCTTGCCTGACAAGCTGTTCTTCAACACCGGTATCCCGGCTAGCCTGTGGTTCCTGTCGAAGCGGCCGAAGAACGCCGAGCAGACCCTGTTTATTGACGCGCGCAGCATGGGCACCATGGTCACGCGCGCACTCCGGGAACTCACCGAGGACGACATCGCAAAAATCTCCGGAGCCTACAACGCCTGGAAACACGGCGACACGACCTATGAGGACGTGCCCGGCTTCTGCAAAGTAGCCACCCGCGCAGAGATCGCCGCCAACGACTACGTGCTCACCCCCGGCCGCTACGTCGGCATCGCGGAACAAGAAGACGACGGCGAACCCGCCGAAGAGAAGATCAAGCGCCTCACCGCTGAGTTGCTCGCTGAGTTCGAGCGTGGCCGTGAGCTTGAAAAGAAGATTAAGACCTTCTTGGGGAATCTGAAATGATTCTGTCTGAAATCACTACGGCAATCGTGGATTGCGAACATAAGACTGCGCCGATTGACCCACAAGGGGTTGCTTATGCTGTAGGGACTAAGGCGATGCGGGGGAATCGGATCGACTTCTCGAAGGCCCGTAAAATTTCTCTGCAAACCTACGATCGCTGGACAAAACGCTTAACGCCTTGTGTAGGAGATATCCTGCTGGCTCGCGAGGCGCCGGTCGGATCAGTGGTCATGCTGCCGAAGAGTCCATTAATAGCCCCGGGCCAAAGAACTGTCCTGATTAGGGCAAATCCGGTTAAAGTTAATCCGAGATTCCTTTACTATCTTTTTCAGGACGAACGAGTCTCTTCGCGTATGCATGAGGTAGCAGCGGGTTCCACTGTCCCTCATCTGAATGTTGCTGATCTGAGAGCTCTTCAGCTGCCAATTGTTCCCTCTCTGGAGGAGCAGGGGCGTATTGCAGACCTGCTGGGCGCTCTCGACGACAAGATCGAATCTCTGCATCGGATACTAAATCTCGTTGATGACTTGCTTCTAGCTCGATTCAAGTTGGCGCAGCCTAGCGCGGACTGGGAGACGGCCTGCCTTGATGATCTTTTCGACGTAAGGATTGGCAGAACACCCCCTCGCAAAGAGACGGAATGGTTTGCTCAGCCCTCAGCTTCTTCTATCGCATGGGCCTCCATCAAAGACATGGGGGCAGTTAGAACTTATATTTCCCATACCGAGCAAGCCCTAACTGAAGATGCCGTCAAATCATTTAGGATTAACGTAGCGAAGATTGGGGATGTATTGGTGAGCTTTAAGCTCACTGTCGGTCGCGTGGCTATTGTTGGGCGCGAGATGTGTACCAACGAAGCTATCGCATGCATCCATTCCGAAGATCCCCTGTTGAGCGAATGGCTTTACTGCTTTCTCAAGTCGTTTGATTACAGTTCTCTCGGGAACACATCATCCATCGGAACTGCTGTTAACTCTAAGACCATCAAGGCGGTCCGGATGCCGATGCCACCCGGAGACCTTCTCAAAAGATTCCATGAGTTTTCGGCACCTCTGTTACAGATATCTCAACGTCATGAAAAACAAGTAAGCACACTGACTGAACTGCGCGACGCTTTGCTTCCCGAGCTCATGTCTGGACGTATGCGGGCGGATGAGCTGAAGGGGCTGGTCACAAGCGTATTGGAGGCTAACTCGTGAGTCGGTTTAATGAGTCCACGGTCGAGGATGCAGCCAAGGATTGGTTTGCGGAGTTGGGTTACCAGACCGGTTACGCGCCTACGGACTGCGAGGTGGGTGTCGCTCGTGACAGCTACGGCGAGGTCATCCTGTGGGATCGCCTGCGTGCGGCCGTGCAACGCTGCAACCCGGGCATCACTCCCGCTGCGGTGGATGCGGTGCTGGGCCGGGTGCGGCGGGCTGAGTCTCAGGACCCGGTGCGGGAGAACCAGCGTTTGCACTTGCTGATGACACAAGGCGTCCCGGTGGAGGTACAGGGCAGTGATGGTCGCACGACTACCGAGTTGTTCTGGATGGTCGACTTCGCTCACCCGGCTGCGAATGACTGGCTGGTGCTCAACCAGTACACGATCGTTGAGAACGGTCATAAGCGGCGTCCTGACCTGCTGGTCTTCCTAAACGGTCTGCCGGTTGGCTTGTTCGAGCTAAAGAACCCGGCCGATGAGAACGCCACGCTCAAGGCCGCGTGGAACCAGGTACAGACCTACCGTAAACAGATCCCTTCCATGTTTACCCCGAACGTGGTCACGGTGATCTCTGACGGCATGAGCGCCGCCATGAGTTCATTTACCGGTGGCTTTGAACACTTCGCACCGTGGAAAACGATGGATGGCCGCGAGGTCGTCACTAACCGTCCTGCCCTGGAAGTACTCATTAAGGGTGTTTTTGAGCCCGCCCGCTTCCTGGACCTGATGGCCAACTTCGTGGTCTTCTCCAATGAGTCCGTTACGGATAAGCGCACGGGGCAGCGTAGCCAGGCGATGATTAAACGAGTGGCGAAGTATCACCAGTACTGGGCGGTCAACGCCGCAGTCGCATCCACCGTTCAAGCGGCATCACCGGAAGGCGACCGGCGCGGCGGGGTCGTGTGGCACACCCAGGGATCAGGCAAGAGCTTTGAGATGGTGTTCTACGCGGCCAAGATCATGCGCGACCCACGCATGGCCAACCCCACCCTGGTTTTCATTACCGACCGTAACGACCTGGATGACCAACTCTTCGGGGAGGTCTTTGCCCCCGCACACATCCTGCCCGAACATCCGGTGCAGGCCGATAGCCGGACACACCTGCGCAAGCTGCTGTCTAGGGCCTCGGGTGGGATTGTCTTTACCACCTTGCAGAAGTTCAAGCCCGGCGATAGCGATGACTACAACGCCGTGCTGACCGATCGCCGCAACGTGGTGGTGGTGGCCGATGAAGCCCACCGCAGCCAGTACGGGTTCAGCGAAACCCTCGACTCCCAGGGCCGCCTGAAAGCAGGCCTGGCCAAGCACCTGCGCGACGCCCTGCCTGGAGCCACCTTCCTTGGCTTCACGGGCACCCCGATTGAGTCCAATGACCGCTCCACCCGGGCGGTCTTTGGCGACTACGTCGACATCTATGACCTGACCCGGGCAGTCGAGGACGGCGCTACGGTCAAAATCTTTTACGAATCCCGCCTGGCGAAAATCTCCCTCGACGAGGAAGAGCTCGGCTTGCTGGATGCGGCCATCGACGAGGCGGCAGCCGAGGCCGGCACGGAGAGCAGTGAGGATGCGAAGGGCAAGTGGTCGCGCCTCGAGGCTCTGGTCGGTAGCCAGGAACGCTTAGACGCGATCGCCCGGGACTTTGTTACCCACTGGGAGGCTCGCCGGGAGGCTATGCGCGGTAAAGCCATGATCGTGGCCATGAGCCGGCGCATCGCCGTCGAGCTCTACAACCGGATTGTGGCCCTGCGCCCCGACTGGCACTCTGAGGATCCCGCTCGGGGACGGATCAAAGTGGTGATGACCGGTTCGGCCTCTGACCCGGAAGAATTCCAACCCCACATTTACAGCAAGGACCAGCGCCGTGATCTGAAACTGCGTGCGAAGAACCCGGATGATGAGCTCGAGATCGTGATCGTACGTGACATGTGGCTTACCGGTTTCGATGCGCCGTCCATGCACACCATGTACGTGGACAAACCCATGCAAGGGGCCGGCCTGATGCAGGCCATCGCCAGGGTCAACCGGCGCTTCAAAGACAAGCCCGGCGGGCTCATCGTGGACTACATCGGCCTGTTCGACTCCCTGCAAAAAGCCCTAGGAACGTACTCACCCAGCGACCGGGAGCAGGCAGGTGTCCCCATCGATGAGCTGATCAACGTCATGCGAGAAAAGCACGACATCATCCGCGGCCTACTCCACCCTGTGGACTACAACTCCTCATCCGCGCTTAACTCCACCCAGCGGCTTAGCGAATACGCCAAGGTCATGGACTTCGTGCTCTCCGATGAAGACGTGACCAAGCGCTTCAATGATCAGGTGCTTGCGCTGGCTAAGGCCTACGCCCTAGTTGGGTCACGTCCCGAGGCTGAGGCGATCCGTGATGACGTGCGCCTGTTTACCGATGTGCGCGCAGCGATCCTCAAGATCCTCAACCCTGATTCCGGCACTTCCACCCGGGGGCGTAGCAACCTGGACTCCGTGCTCGGTCAGCTCGTCAATGACGCCCTGACCGCTGATCAGGTCATCGACGTGTACCAAATCGCCGGCATGGACACTCCCGAGTTGTCTCTGCTTTCCGAAGAGTTCCTGGATTCCATGTCCCACAGTAAGCAGCCCAACTTGCAGATCGGGTTGCTGCGTCGGCTGCTCAACGACGAAGTCAAAACCATCAAAGCCCGCAACATAGTCCAGGGTCGCAAGTTCTCCGAAATGCTCAGCGAAGCCGTGGCTCGCTACACCAACCGGTCCCTGACCACCGCCGAGATCATCGCCGAGCTGGTCAAGCTGGCCAAAGAGATGCGCGCCAACCATGAACGCGCAGAAAAACTCGGGCTCAGCGAAGACGAGATCGCCTTGTACGACGCGATTATCCAAAACGATGCGGCCATCTTGGAACTAGGCGATGACACCCTCAAAGCCATCGCCCACGAACTGGTGAGCACCATCCGCAAATCCGCCACCATCGACTGGAACGTCAAAGAGAGCGTGCGCGCCAAAATGCGTGCCAGCATCAAACGGCTACTGCACAAATACGGCTACCCGCCAGACAAGCAAGAAACAGCCGTCCAACTGGTTATCGAACAGGCTGAACTGCTGGCGAACCCAGCGAGTTAGAAGGAGCGGAGATGTCAGGAGGCCTTGAGACTCTAGATGTGCGCTTGTTTACCCATCTTCTATGTGCGGGAGAGTATGTCGCAGGATTTACTACTGATGATTTTGAGCTGCTTACACAAGAAAAAATCGGGTTCCCAGCCATGAAGACTTATGATCTCCCCAAAGGTAAAGCCCTGACGAAGCTACTAGAAGAGGAGCCACCGGCTAAGACGATCCCGCTCCTTGAAAGCATCATGTACGTCTGGGAAACAGAGGTGGCTCAGACTCTTAACAAGGAAACACGGGACCGAGGAAAACGCTGCTTGGAGCGCCTAGCAGAACTAAAAAGTATTTATTCACAAGCAACTTACCAGGCTCTTGATCGTCTAGGCCAACAAGGTTTCACCAGTGAGTACATCGAGTCTCAGCGTAAGACGATGGAAGCCAATCTTGAGCACAATCCATCAGCTGCAATTGGCCAAGCCAAAGAACTTCTGGAAAGCTGCTATAAAACAATCCTTGCTGAACGAGGAGCCGTAGTTCCTGCCAATGCTTCTATGCCTAAGCTTGCAGCAGAAACTTTAGAATCTCTCGGCATCGCTCCTCGCATGCTGAATGGACCATCTCCCCAAGATCAGTACATTCGAAAGATAGTTAGCCAGATGCAAGGAATGATCGATGGCCTAGTTGAGATGCGAAACAAAGTTGGTGGCGGTCATGGCAAGGTCATGAACACTTCTACCATCCCCAAGCGTTACGGCCTCCTTGCAATCAATGCCTCCCTGACCGCTATTGAGTTCCTATGGGCAGACCATCAAGCCAAGCTTCCCGGAGGCGCTACGCAGCAGCCGTGAACCTTTTGACGCTGCCCATACCTTTTGACGCTCCGCTACGCGTGGCCACAACTGGGTGCAACCACGCCTCGGCAGACCCGACCAAACCCCCGAATGGCCGCCTGAAAACACGAAAACCCCGACTAACGGTCGAGGCAGAAAATCAGGGCGAAAAGAGATTTGGCTTGCTATCGCGGGAAACTCAGGCCGCAAGCACACATGCACCCACCGCGTTATCGCGTATCGTCTGAGCAATCCAATGCTTCCCAATTACTATCAACATGACACGTTCCCGGGTATTCCGGACAGGTTACATTCACCGAACCTTTCGACGCCCCCGACTAAACCTTTTGACGCCAGCCCATACTTTTTGACGCCAGCCCATACTTTTTGACGTTGGCCCATACTTTTTGACGTTGGCCTAAACTTTTTGACGCCCAGCCTACGAGCCCGTTAAATCCGGCACCCGAGCTCTCTGCATGGTACCCAAATCCCCATCCATGCGACCGGCACAAGGCTCTCACCTAGCACCCCACTCCCCCACAAAACCCTGCATTTGCAACGGAAAACCCGCCTTCGGGCATGAAAAAAGATGCTGGCTTGGATTGTATCCAAACCAGCATCTAGTTGGTTCTTTAGTGTCAGCAAACGATACAAGGGGCCTGGTGGGTGCATTTTTCCCAAGGTGGGTGCAATTGTGTGTGGGGTGGGTGCAAATCCAGTTCAGGTGGGTGCAGCGTCGCAGAACATTTCCACCCATCTCACCACTACTGGGAAGGGTTCGTTTCAAGCAAGCGTTAACATCCGAGGGTTGTTGAGGTCGCCGAGCGAACAAGTGTTCCCGATTGCGTTATACCATCTCGTTTCATTGCTTTGACATTCAAGCGAGAGAACCACTTGCCAGTGGTAGAGCGAGGATTCACTACCGCATAACCAGCATCACTAAGACTCGCCGCAGTCTTTCCCTGCCCGTGGGAGCAGAAGGCCATTAGAGGTGCCGTCGCACACGTACACACACCCGCGGTGAGGGGCTACGCGGTTGAAGAATGACAAGTTGGGGACACTCTCTCAGGGCAGCCTCTAGCGCAACTCGAGCCCCAGTATCAAACTGCTCGGTGACATTGTCACCCGAGTTGGTGCCTACT